CATACTTAGAAGCCTGTCCTGTGTCATTAAGTACAAGACCGGGGGAACTTGCACCTTTGATTTCTAAAGCTACATCAGAGCCGTAATCTGGGCTAGGCGAACTCGTGCCAATCCCGACCGATCCCGTTGCTGAAATGCGCATGCGTTCTGAATTGTCGATGCGGAATTGTATATTAGTGTTGCTGCCTGCATTTGTTCTATCAGCATCAATTACAACATCATTTGCATTTGAAGTAGAGATTTGAGCATAGCCAGAGTTTCCAGTATAATGTAAAGCTAAACGGCCCCCAACATTTCCACCCAAGTCATCGCTAAGGCTTAGAGTAGAGCCTCCGTCACCATAAATAGCAGAACTACCAATCCCCAAGCTCTCCGCACTCGCATCCCAGAAGAACTTTGGCGTGGTGCCTGTGTCCTCGTAGAAGGAGATGTCGCCCGTGCCACCGTCAAATGCTGCAAACTTTACGTTGTTTCTTCTGAGTAGTATGTCATTAGAGTTGCCACTTGTTGATCCGTACAAGCCAATATTTGCACCAGTAGCAGCGGCATTACCACCAGAAATAAACATGCTGTTATTGTCTACATCTCGTAGAATATTACCGCCCACATTTAGCCCATCGCTGGTGATAGTCGATTGCACATCAAGCGGGCCTGTCATGGTGTCGCCAGTGATCCTTACGAACCCTGATCCCGTATCCAGAGCGTTCTTAAACTCAGTCATCGTAATGTTTTTGGTGAGACCAGCAGAGGTGTCAACAATAACTAAACGATCATCATCAGCAGTATTAGCACCTGTCAGCGCATCTAATTCGGATATTTTCTTATCAGCCATTTTATTTCCCTATACCCAAGCTCTCACAAGCAATTTAAAATTTGCTGTCTGGGATGTCGTTGTTCTAGCAAGTGATCCAGCACCGCTGTAGTAAGCAATGGAGTTATCACTATTCTGTCGGCAATAGATGTTTGTAGCGTCAGCCCAGACGACAACCCCACCTTCATCACTACCGTTAATGTATATAAAATTCTGTAGTTCATCACCCACAGAAAACATATCAAATGCAGTTTTGCAGATGAACCTTGCATCAATCAGCTTCGGAACCGCACCTAAACTGTGTGCAAGAGTTGAAAGGTTTCCAGCAGTTAAGGCTTGCTCTGCACTAACAAACGATCTAGCAGAACCAGCGATGGGCGCATAGGCATCAACAGCAGCCTTAACCTTTGCTGGAGAAACCAAAGTTTCAGTTGTTACTATTCCACCTGTCCAGCTACTTGAAACCTGAACGCCTAAAGTGCCGATACTGGCCCCAGTGCTGATGTCAACGACCAAGCTGTCAGCAATGTTTTGGATTAAGTCTGAACTTTGGTTTAGTTTAAATAGCTTGATCCATGCGTCATCATCTTCGTTTCTCATGTAAAACCAATTTGTATCTGTTTCATACCAGAACATATTGGCGAAGGTTGTAGAAGGTGCTGATGTGTCTGAGTTGTTGCTTACAATAGCTTGCAGTGCGCTATTTATATCTGCCCTGACCGCTGGAGCCGTTGCATTGTCAATTACATAGTCATGGGTAGCCATTTAATTATACTCCAAGGTTATAACAGCTTTCTGGAAAACTGGGGATATATTATCTGAGGTACTCTTTAGCACATATTTATAGGAAAAGTAACGACCCTCAAGTGTGCATGGCAATCTAGTATAGGCAGTAAAATCACTTGAACCATCCTTTCGAGCGTTAGCATAAACCTCCACAAACACATCTTTGAAGTTTGCATTCTCAAGCACAAAGCCATCAAAATTGTAATCTTTAGGCCAACTGTCAATGTTTCTGGGTAAGCTATCAAAATCTGGATACCAAGGCCCAGAATGATCGGAATAACCGGACCCACCAAAGTGTGCCGTTGAATCACCAGAGTGCCTTTGCACTTCAAGCTCTGTAACAGTCAATCTAACAACCTTATCTTCCAAAAGGTCATTCGCACCATAAGACAAGACTGACCCCTCAGAGGGAGCGGAAGAATAATCAGTCAGTAGTATTTCCTTTCCACCTGTCGCACCTGAAGTCCAGATCGAAGTATTTGTTCGAGTTCCACTTTGGGTCGCAAAGTCATAGGTGGTTCCTGAAGCCGTATAGCTTGTTGAATTAGTCCGAGTATCAAGATCGTTTGATGTAACCACAATAGATGCTACAGTGCCAGCATTACCAGCCTTGTCATATGGCTCTATGAAGAACGTCCCAACTTGAGGTGCCAATATTACATCGCTTGACGGTCTAGCAACGCGATCAACAACTGGCTGCGTATGAAAGTCGGTGAACGATGCACCAGAAGTTTCATAGTTCCTGTGGATTTTGTAGTGGCTCAAATCTCCGCTGGCTGATGGCTCCCAATCTAAGTGCAATGAACCATCAGAAAAACTTTTCTCAATATTAGAAACCGCTGTTGGGCCAGTTGTGTCATGTGATGACGCACGACCAACTTCGGTATAAGCACCTCTGACACCCAAGGAATTTGTTGCTCTTGCTCTAACAGAGTATCTGGAGAATACGGGATCATCTATATTCTGAACAGACGCATCAATTATTTCATATCTGCCGAGATCACCTTTGCCTAGAGATATGTAACCAGATTGAGTACCAGTGCGCAGAAACTCCCAAGCAAAGAAAACATTTACATTATCAGATGTGCTTAAACCTGTTAAAGTTCCAACGGAAAAAACATTATCTACAAAAATAATATAAAACCCACCATCAGCGGCGGTCTGTTGCTTTTGAATGGCTAGAACGTCAAATTTAGCTGATCCGCTTTTTCCTGATTGACTTGAGTAAAATGTAAACTCATCATAATCGCCTCTTTCATTGGCTAAAAAGCTGACGTTACCATTCGATGATGTTCCACGAATCTCATCTAAAAATTTCTCTGTGGGGCCACCTGACAACCAGCCAACGTAAAACCTACTCGTGTTCTCATCAACTTGAGTAAGTAAACTACCACCTTGAGATACGCCCCAAGTTCCATCTACCCTAGCTATTTGACCGTTTGATAGGCTGGTATCTAGGTCAGTATATTTCACTGTCTGGTTGTTGTACTTTAAATATTCAACCTCAACGCTCTCAATTTCATCGGGCCTATGCGAGGAAACATCAACGGCGATTAAGTTTGTCAAGTGTTGGTTTATAACTCTGCTTTCGTTTGTTATAGTAATCCCAACTTGAGGAACATCAAAGGGATTTGAAAGAGTGGTATTATTGCTCTCAAATGTCTTTTCCTCTGCGTTCCAATCAAATATCGCTGCGCTGATTTCCTGCAACGTCATTGATACCTCAAGTGCCATTTCGGGGTTCAACCCAAAAGTCCACTCAACTATTTCAAACTGCTTTTCAACAAAGCCAAGCCGACTATTCGTGATTTTAACAATATCACCAACTGAAAGCTGCAAGGCTCTCATTCCAAACGAGCCGCTAATCTTTAATTGCTCACGGTTTCTGTAAAGAGCTATCTTGGCAATCCGTTGCGCTTGAGTTGATGTTGAAACAAACGGGAGGTCTAGCTCAAGAGTGCTTTCCTCACCGCCATCAATAATAACAAATGCGTCCGACTTAACTTCAGGAAAGTTAGTGACCTGCCAGCTTGTTTCATCGCCTCTAAACAGACCGACGACCTTATTGAACCCCTCGCGGCGGCTTCTGCGAGTGCTGATTTGAATGCCAGAGCGCAAATCATCCTCGTCAAGAGTAAGCACTGGGGTCGTATAAGCCGCTGCCTTGCAAGACCACTTACCCGCAGAATACCAAACCATGCCACCCATAGTGGAAATAATGGATTTGATGATGTCTTGCGGGTTTTCCTCAGTGGTAAAAGCTCCATCACAACGATAGCGCTTCTCAGTGCCGCCAGCGTCCAGCGCAACATCCTCATCGCAAATGTTTGCCGCCGCGTTAAAGGCATCGTCGTCAATTTCCGATGCTTCTGCAATCCCAGAATAGATTAAATAATCTCTGAGGATCAGGGCTGGGTTTCTGCCTATCTCAACGTCACTGCTGTCTGTAAATGCAGTTTCACCCGTCCTTGGATCATATACCTTCTTGCCCCTGATTAGTGATGAAATCACTGGCACCCCGTTAGGGAAATAGTCTCTGTCATAATAATATCTAGGAGCCAAGTACGCCACACCAGCAGCAACATGGTCATTATCCCAATCCGACTTAGTTAAGGATAACAAAGATAGATCGACATATTCTTGGTCTAAAGTACCAAACCTTTCATTGTAGTAGATAGCCCCGGGAAAGCGAGATAAACCCTCCTCATTTGTTACCTCAACAACTCTGAAAGAACCAAGCAAAACACTCTTTGAAGATACCCTTTCGTCATTAAAATAAACCTCTTCGAAGGCGTCGATCTCATGGTCTGCAAAGGCTACCATCTGAGAAAGTAGAGTCCCCGTCACATTTTGCATAAAAACAACGCCGCCGACTTTAGTTCGACCATATACCACTTGAGTCGGAGCGTTTGACGACAAAGCGTTTACATTTACACCATATCCACCCGAAGCATTACCGAGGCTAGGTTTCGGCGCAAGAGAGTTTAAAGCATATCCGAGGGCTGCGTTGAAAACAAAAGAAGCAAATACTGCTTGAGCGCCAGTCCATACACCGAAAGCAAAAACACTACCAGCAGCAGCAGCGACCGCAACACTGGACGCGGTGGACACTGCGGCGACAACAAGAGTAACAGGGTCCTGAGGTATGTCCTTCATATAGGACTGTGGACCCATTGGCCCTTGGCTCAAGAATGATGTGCTTCTGTAAAGGCCGCTCAAGCTCATTTTAAACCCCAGTATAAAAAGTTTGACTCTGGATACAATAGTACCAAACCCTTGTCTCCTACAAAAGCACAATACTTTCCAATCTGAACCCCAAAAGCGAAAGGCAAAACACCTTCTTGCGGAAGTGCGACTATCGAACCTCTAGGGGCGTAATTTGTGTTTAATCGCGTTAGCCTGTCGTCCAATCCGTCAGTCAAGTCATTGTAACCACTTTTTTTCAGAAAGCGTCTGTACCTGACCATTGCGCCCTTTTTTGTTGAGTAACCTTCAATGAACTCATCGGCAAATCCAAAACCTCGCATTGCTATGGCTGCGTTGTTTGCAAAGGTTATGCAGTCATGCGGCCCCCAGCGAAAAGGTTGATCACGCACTGAATCTATCCAAGTTGCAAGGCGAATATCCCAACCTTGGAGCATCAGGTTTTCCCCCAATTTAAAGGTTTGCCCTGCAAATCATTGATAAAGTCAAACGCTTTGTCTTCATTTGACCTCGATGGGAATGCGTCACGATATTTCTTCTTCTGGAACTCAGAGGTGTAGCGTGTGGTCTTGGCCCGCTGAAGGTCAACTAGCTTGTTTTCAACAGAAAGTGATATTGTTGATGAGTCAGGGTTTTCTTGGATATTCATTTCATCCATGTATCCGACAAAAAGATCAATCATGACCTCTGGATCACCCGCAGTGTTATCAACATCACTGGTGTCTTCTAAAGTGATACCAATGCCATCTTCCGTGATTGTCTTGTTTTTGTTTGCGTTTAGCATCCCAAATTTGATACGGCATATACGCCCCTGATAAGGCTGCTGAAGCGCCAAAGCTACAATCTCGCTAGGCAGTCCAGAAAGGCTTATGGTTGCACCAGCGGCTCTTAAATCGGCTGTTTCAGTGACATCGGAGACTGTTAGGAATTGCCCAGCACCAGTATAAACATTGCCGCCGTGGGTTATCTCTCCAAGACCTGTCCAGAAGTATAAGTTTCTTGATGGTATTATTGTTCCCCCGAAGTCAAGAACCTCATTGCCAAACTCTAGGTCAACAGCGAAAAAGGGAAATATCTCATCAAGCTCAATGACGTTTTGTATTTTCGATAAATCACGACTCATGGGATCACCTGAACCGCTGCAAAAGTAATGCCGTAAAAGGATGAATTATCTATAGACCAATCCTGTTGACCTGAATTTAAACGCCAGCGCCCCCTCGCATTGGTGACGACAACCGTTGATCCATCCGCCGAAGCACTTACAACATTCGGCCAAATATCAAGAGTGGCTTGACCAGATGAATTTGTGTCTATTTGCGTAAGAACCTTGTGAAGGGTTGCTGTCGAGGCTGATCCAAACTGAACATAATCACCAGCCTTCAAGTAACCTGTAGCACTTGCAGGTAGCCCATCAATAGCAATGGAAGAACCCGTTTGACTTTCTCCGTTAATAACAGGAGAGCCGGGCGTTGTAGACGCTGATCCTCTGGGAGTTGCCCTGTTGGGATCACCCATCAAGAATGTGCCAGCACGTCCGTTAAGGCTCAACAGCCAAGCAGTCCACTCTTCTGCTGTATCGTCTCTCATTGCGGGGAGTTGTACTTCAGCTTCCCAACGCTGACCTGAGTGGTTGTGGATTTGTTGCTTATAGGTAAATGGAGAACTCGTCATAGCTGTTTGATTGACAGCACGAAGTGTAATACTTGAAATTCCAGTAACCGTTGGCAAGTCTCTTGGGTAACTAATAGCCATTAAAATGCTCCCGCAAATGAACCACCACGGCGTTTAGCATCTAAAACCGCCGCTTTACTAGCTTCTTGAATTTGAGGCATTAAGCCCATAATCTCAGCGCGAACAGTTTGCTGGACACCAGTAGTTACGTTGATAACTTGATTTACAACGACCTGACCTCCACTTTGACCTTTAGCGTGATCAATGACAGTCTCTCTTGGGTGAAGCATAGCCATAAAGCCACCCTTGCCATCTAAGCCACCTGATCGTGGGCCATTACCTGTGTAACCACCATTGTCATAACTTTCTAGTTCGCCACCGATTTTGGCAATAGTGGCATTACTAGAGCCTGACATAAAGCCACCCAAAGCATTGACCATTTGCTGTACGACCATAACTTTGTAGAGATGAGCTATTATGTCTCTAGCCATATCACGGAAGGCATCTTTAACTGACTTAGTTCCATCAACCATAGACATTAAGCTATTTTCCATAGCTGAACCTATGGTGTTCGCAAGGTCTATACGCTCTTGTTCCACACGGGCTAACTCTAAGTTCTTGTTAATCTGTTCCTCAAGTCCAGCGACAATATTAGGATTGTCTTTTACGAAGGTAACACCAAGTACTTCTAGTACCCTTTGTCTGGCTTCAGTCTTACCAAGGAGTGCGTCCTCTAGGTCAAGTTGTTTCTGTAGTTTACTTAGGTCTGATTCTTTGACAGCAGGTTCTTTTTTGGGCTTAAACTTTTGAGACCCGCCATACTTAAATGAACCAGCGCCACCAAAGGCTTCAAGACCGCCAGCAACATTGGCAAACTCACCCATACCACCCCCAACGCGGAACGTAGAGGCTACCTCAAGGTTATTCTTTAGTCTTTCGGCCTGATCTGCTGAGGCTTTAATCTGCGCAGCTATCTGCTGTTGAGTTTCAAGTAACTTCAAGGACTCATCAACAAGAGTTTGTGAAACACCTTCTTGCTCTAACTTAGCTCTAAGGGTTTCTCTCTCCTGTTCAGCAACAAGTTCAGCATACGCAACTGAATCCTTGCCTGATTTTTCCTCTTCCTTCAACAGTTGTATTTTCTGCCACGTTACATACAGACCTTCTTCGGCACTATCGTTAGCCTTTTTAATTTGATCTAAGTGTTTCTGGTAAGCCTTTATATGATCGTCAAATCTTTTGTAAGAGGTGTTTTTACTGTCGTTAACATCGTCCTGAGCTACCTTAACTATCCCAAGTATGTTTACGAGCCTTTGAAACTCTTGCTCGGAGGCAGTTACCTGCTGTAAAAACTCTATTTGATTTTCTGTGAGGTTATCTACGCCACCCGCTGCATCTATAGCCTGAGCGGAAAGAGCTTGTATTGCAGCCAAAGTCTCTTCTGGGCCTTTTGCCTGTCCTATTGCAGCAATGGCCCTCTGTAAAACCCTAGCTCTATCTGAGGTGGTGTCGAATGTGACCCTTATGTCATCAAGTTCACCACCCAGAGCCGCCCCGCCAAAATCCCAACTTGAGATAGCCTTGGCGGTAGCCTGTGCATCTAGTGCAACTTGACGCAATTTTAAGCTCTGTAGACGTTCCTCTAACTCTAATATTTCTGGAGTGATGCGACCGTAAACTTTAAGCAGGTCTTCTGTAGAGGAATTAGCTCCGCTTACCGCTGTTATATAAGAGCTAAAAGAAGAGGATAGGTCATCTACAGTCTCATTTAAGCTCTTACCAGAATTAGAAGTCCTCATCAATGCAGCACCGAGGGCAGTTAATATAGGCACAACTACACCAAGACCAGAAAATAATGCAATCATCCTAGTGCTTTTAGCAAGCATAGCAAACGTACCCACAAGCTGTGTTGCCTGTTGACCGAAAGCTACCATGACATTAGTGCCAGACTGGACTTGAACAGCAAAGTCACCTACTTGGTAACCAGACTGCTGCATAAGTACGCCAAGTTGGTTAGTCTTTCGGGCAGTCTGCTGCATAGCAGTCCCGGCTCTGTTTGTTGCATTCGCCAACTGTTCTGCAAACACGGCCTCTTGCTTCATCTGAGCGCCGAGCTTCATAATCTTAGATTGAGTTAACTGAGCTTCTTTACCGAGATTTTTTTGAGCCATCACAACCCGCATGACACCACGCATGTAGGCTTTTTGATCTCCAGTTTTAGCAAACTCTTGGGCTACCGATTTTAGAACTCTTTTGCTCTGTTCGCTAGTTTTGATAAGCCCGGTTAATTCTTTGTAGTCTACACCAACTACTAAACTAATATCGTCAGCCATTTGCCACCCTTAAGTATTCTAGGTCTATTCTCTTGATGGCCTCAATCTCCCAAGGCTCAATAGATGTTTCTGTAAGCTCTTTCCATGCCTTAATCTGCTCAAACGTAATAGGCGCTGGGCCACTAAAGCCTGACCCTCTGCTAGAGCTTAAAGCAATAAAGGCAGACCAAACGTGGGATATTAGCATGGGGAAGGGTGTCGGGGGTTCCAATGCTGCTACTCTACGTCCAGTCTGCCTCTCTACTTGTTCAAGATGTTCTCGTTCTGTAGTGCCACTCTGATCTGGCCTATTGAGTTTAAACTGGTGTTCAGCCCACTCAACTAGCTCACAGATCAGACCTTCGTAAAATCCAGAGAGTCAGTCACTACCTCCTCAATCTGGTTCTTAATCCAGAAGACTTCTTCGTAGAGGTCTTTGGCTTTAGCAACAGTGAGCTTAGGTTTCTCTCCGTTGTATGTAATGTCCCAAGCCTTAGTTGTCTTGGCTAGAACCTCCAGCGTAGCTTCCTCAAGGTCTGAGTAGTCAACATCTTGAGACTTACTCTTTTGAGCTTTCTTAAGCCGCTTGCTGATTTGTTCGTGTTGGGCTTTCTTATACTCTTTAGAATGGGGCGCAAGAATAGTAATTGTCATATTCGTGCCATCATCATTCTTTAGCGCATCACCTGTTGCTGGATGTTTAATCTCAACAACAATATCATCTAAATTCGGTGTCAGGTCTTTTAAGTCCATGTCGAGTTCCTTCGGGGGGTTAATGTCGGGTTGATTAATGTGGAGACCCCCGACCCGACTCAGGAGCCTCCACTACCTAGCTAGGTATTCTTATGCTGATCTTGTGATCTTGAAGTTAGTATCTTCTGTGCTGTCGTAAAGGGCTACGAAGGACATAGTGATCATACGGCTTTCTGGGCCATCAACACCTACGTCAGCACTGTTAACTTTGATCTTGGGGAAGAGGAAAGTGAGGGTATTACCCGCAACATCACCTACAACAACTTCCATTGCAGTATCTACTTCGTTAATGAAGCGATCAATCAAGGCTGTGTCTTCAAAGTAAGCTGTGATAGTACCTTCCACTACAGCACGTCCATACTCAAGTGATGGTGCAGAAGAGTCACCTATAACAAAAGTAGGAGAGAAGCTATTGTCTAGCGTCAAGTCAATGCTCGTGATGATAGCAGCTTCTGTTAATGATCCACCAGTGTTTCCTAACTTAAGTGTACCTGAGTAAGCATCAAATGGTGCAGAACCCGAGTTAGCTGTCTCAGCACGTTGAACCGCAAAGCCTACCGATGCAGTACCTGTGCCTGAACCAACACCAGTTGCAGTGAAGGTTGTACCTACGTTATTGTCAGCAGAGCCGATAGCTGTAAAGTCTGTAGTACCTACCGTAACAATCGTATATGAGTCACCAGATATAAAAGAACCAGCAGTTATCGTAGGGTTCATGTCTTTGCCTACAATACCAAAGGTAGTCGTTACCATTTGGTTTGGAGCAAGAGATATGCCCATCGTTGAAACTGTACACCCAGTGAACCTACGAGCAAGGTCAATGTCAGCAGCGTAATCTTGAAGTGAGAAGAACTTTGGTGTCACCCCAACTTTAAGTACGTTAGTTGACCAAGTATTAAGCATAGCAGCTTCGAGGAATACATCAAAGTCAGAATCACGTAAATCAGATACTATGTCTCCTCCAACTTGACGGTTACCGTGACGGTCAACCCGTGGCATACGGTCAGCTTGGATGTCGTTACCTTCTACACGATCCTTAGTCAGGTTCATAGAGTTGGTGGTGAAAGGTAGGTTAATAAAGTTGCCAGATGGTGTCGTACCAAACGTAGATTCTACGATAAACGACAGACTGGAGCGTGAACCCTGTGCAAAGGCCATATTGATTTCTCCTGTGGGAAGTTATTTATAAATGTACCAGCCGATGTTGATCGGAACAAAGTACCAAGGACTGTCTATCATACCTTGCTGACGTTCAGCGTAATCAATAGACACTATGATTGTTTCTGCATCACCATTCGTGAACGAGATGTCAGTGGTTGCTGCGAAGGCGTCTATCACTTTGTTAGCGTAGTCGTCTGCGGTAGCTGGGCCTTGACCTTCGGGGGCGAAGACTGTTACAGAGAATACACCTTGGTATCTCAACTGTGGGTTTAAGCCCCTTACAGCGGGTCTAGTGACTGTCGGGAGGTATTGCACCTTGAGGAAGCTAGTGCCTGTTGTAGGCTCAAATGCTACGTTCTCGTAGGCTATGGATGGTAGACCTGATGTTGCAGCTAAGTGACTTTCTAGTGCAGCCCGAATATCATTCTGAATACTAGCCATAGATATTCCTTATCTTTGCAAAAACTTTATACCCAGACCTTCTCCAAGTTGGCCCCTTATTCTCTACGTCATATGCGTGAGGTGAGCCATTCCTGAGTTGGACGCTTGCGGTATTCTTTAGGTCAATTTTGTTGATGTCTGTGAGGAGGTTCTGAAAGCCCTCTTGCATCTTCTGTTGTGGGTTCTGTTTCTTCGGCTTATTGTCAGAAGATTTACCCCTTGGGCGACCAGCCCCAGTAGTAAAAGAGAAGGATGTTACATATGCACCAGTATCAACAGGGGAGAAGCTAACGGCACTTTGAGCTATAGAGATCAACTCTTCTTTGACTGCATCCTCAACAATGTCTTCTAATTGCTCCATCTTCTTGTAGAACGAAGCGTTAACTTTGACAAACTGATTTTGTGCCTTCATGCCCCTACTCCTCTACGTCACAGATGTAACCTATAGCAGTACCAGCGGAAAATAACGACACAATAGAGATGACCTTAACTGCATCACCACTGCCAATAATAAGGTCATCAAAGTCAGGGATGGCAGCTAAGTCTAAGGCTGAGATAATACACTTGCGACTACCTCTAACAACCTCATCGTTACCACCTATGACACCTACGTTATAATTGTAAAGGTATCCTTGAACACTATAGTCAGTAGTGGCAGAACTGTCTACTGCACCTGTAGCGGGATTATACGTTCCTGCTGTAGTAACCTTGCGTAGAGTAAGGGTTTCCCCAAAGTCTCTAACTAGGTTTAGCAAGTCAAAGGAGCGAAATGACATATCTTACTCCTTATTCGTATTCAGGTGTTTGATAGCTTGGTGGGTTCTTAAAACGATCTCTACGGAAAGAGCCTTCAATACGGTTAGTATTGTCTCGTACAGCCTCAACGGTACTCTTAGTGATGCCACCAGCTAAGACACCCACCGAAGCACCTGCGGTCTTACCTTGATACTCTAGGTTGTCTGCGAGAGCTTGGTACTGTTTTGCTAGGTCGGAGTAGTCGGCACTCAAAGCACCACTTAGTTGTGTCGTTACCTGTCGGGAATACTTAGAGGCAATGACACGGGCAATCCAAGCACCTGAGTAGTACACGTTGTTACCGTTCTCACTGAGAGCAAAAGTAACCTCTTCGTTCTGAACCTGTTGGTCAACGGTGTCGGTATCTCCAACCAACAGGCGTACTGTGTTGAGACGACCAGAGGCCGTGGTGGTATCCAAGTCTGTAGGATCGTAAGACCATGCCATGTAAGTCGTCTCCGTTGTTATTAGTCTGCGAGAACCTTATCTCGTATTTCGTAGAAGTCTTCTGTAATCCAGCGATTAACATTAAGGAAGCGACGAATTAAACCACGTTGTTTATCGTCAATCTTGGACTTCTTACACTTCTTAGATTCAAACTCAGCTTTGCTGGATGTTCGCTTGTTTACCTCAACATTAAGAAGGTTAACCAAGGTCTCTAATTCTTTACCAGCTAGTTCAGACAGTCGATCTCCAACTTTATTCTGAACCTCAAGTTCTTTATTGTGGTGAACGTAACCAGCGGCGTACAGGGTAGCAACCTTGTCTTGGTCTATCCCTCGCTCTGCCCAGTTAAAGTGATCTCCACGTTTCCAATTCGTATTATCTGCCAGTAGTGGCATCTTGATAAACACAGGCCAATCGACCTGCCAACCCAAGTATGTGGGGTGCATAGGACTCTCCATTATATGAATACTGTTATGTTCTGTTATATATTGGGTTGTACCCCAAGCCGTTAAGCTCAGGGTACACCTTTAGTATTATCGCTTAGGCGATTACGGCTGAGAAGAAGTAACCCAAGTCAGCGCCTGTGACTTTCATGTCATAGGACATTTTAACTTGGATGTGTTCTGCAACCTGTTGACGCTTCAGAGCATCGTCAGAGAAGGACTCAACGGTAACACCGAGGTTGTTTACGCCGGGAACTGAGTTCCATGCGAATGTCAGACCAGCGGCAGGGGTCATCAGACCTGATGCACGAGGTGTGTGTACCAACAGAGCGTTCTTACCACCGATGAAGGCGTTGGCTTCTGCCAGACCTTCGACAGCACCGTTCTTGACAGCTTCCATGATGTAGAAGTTCTCTACCTCAAAGATTTCAGCCAGTTTAGCGTCTGTGATCAAAGCTGTGTTTGATACAGTTGCTCCACCGTTCAAACGAGCAAGGATATCTGGGTGGTTAACCAAGATGTCACGAACTTCTTTACCAACAACCATTGTGTTTGGCTTGAAACCACCAGATGTCAACTGCATGGTACGACGAGCAGCAGTTACATCAGAGATTGGTGTGGAGTTAGTGTAGTCAGACCACAAGTTGCCGGGTGTGTTGTCTGTAGTCCAGACGCCAGCCTTGAAGAATGTGTCAGCGAAACGCTCTTCACGGTCGATCAACAAGCGAGTTGTCAATGTCTGTGCGCCAGCGGAACGGATTTCCAACATTGCATCTTCGTTAGCAATAGTTTGCTCATCGAAGTCCATGCCGAGGCCATATACGTCAGCGTAGTAAGCAGCGTTGGAGATTGCCATACCGATGCGGTTAACTTCTGTGCGTGGCGCAAGTTTCTTTACGTCACCAGAGCGGTTCATGTTTGCACGGTCATAGATGTAATACTTGTCAGACTGACGAGCAACACCTACGGTTGGGAATACCTTGTCAGCGACAAAGTTAGTTTGTTCTTGTACATAGGCCAGTGTCAAGTTAGACAACGGCTGGTCGATATGTACCTGTGAGGGAGTTAAAAGAGGCATTATATTATTCCTTTAAATGCTGGATTAGGCGACTAAGTTGCCACCTTGGATCATTTCCATTTCGATGATTTGACCGTCTACACCAGCTTCACGGGCGTATCCAAGAACTACATCACCACTTGCGGCTGTTATAGCATCACCCGAAGCGTCTGTTTGTAGAGAGGCTCCAGCGGCAATAGTACCACCAGCAGTTACCATAACTGAACCTGATACACACACTGTTACAGCAGCACCAGCGGCAGCACCAGCAAGACATACGCCCATAGCGTTCTCACCAGCAGCGTCAGCCAGATCAACTTGACCGTCAGCTTCCAGAGTTACGAATTTGAATTGTGCTGCGGAAAGGTCTTCCCCAGCGATAAAAGTGCGGTTATCACGAGATTGCATGACGGCCATGATTATTCCCCTTTATAGGATTTAGTGATGAGTGCTTTGCCTTCATCGGTCTTTGCTACAGCAGCATAAGCCTTGGCGAACTCACTCTTTTTCAGTTGGTTTTCGTCCATGTAGGACTTTACGAGAGCATCCAGTTTGTCAGCAGAGGTAGCGAACTCACCGTCTACATCGGACTTACCAAATTCTTGCATGGAGGCTTCAAAGGCAGCATCAGCAGCTTTGAGCATTACCATAATTCCTTCGTCTTCTGAGAATGACTTCAGAAGAGACTTGGCTGCACCAGCTTCAAAGTGTGGCAGAACTTCTTCTGCTTTCTTTGTCAACTCAAGGTCAGCTTTTTCGATTTCATGTTCACGCTTGGCTACAGCAGCAGCTTCGAGTGCTTTCAGGACTGGGGCTGGGATGTCGCTCTTGGCAACCATCTCACCGTCGATGTCCATCATTTCTTCTTCCGCTTTCTTCTCAATTGAGTCAGCACGGATAACGTAACCGTTCTCAATAAGACCTTTGCGGAGGTGTTGGTTTTCAGCAGTAAGGCGATCAACGTCAGCCTTAAGTGCCTCAACGTCAACTTCAGGAGCCTCAACAGCTTCAACTTCAGGAGCGGCTTTCTCAGCGACTTCTTCGGTTACAACTTCATCAGCTTTTTCCATGTCGTAGCCGAGAGCTTTCATAGCTTCGCCACGTCCACAGCCTTTGTCGTCCATGTACGCCTTTACTTTGGCTTCCATTTCTTCATTCATTTTCGTAATTTCCTCTTCGGAATTGTCACGCTTGAAGAGTGATACCATTGCCTGAGCATTGGCTGGACGATCCACAAGGGAAAGTTCTTCAAGGTGCAAGTTTTTCAGGAGATTAGGCAAGTTAGATTTCCTCCTTAATAGCACGTCCACCTATAGAGAACGCAGCGAGTTCACCAGATTTGACCATATCCCAGACGGTATCATCGAATACTTTGTAAGCGACGACCCATCCTTCACGATCAGACTGGATACCAAGAGCATCACCAATTTCTTTAGTGATAGGAAGAGAGTGGACAACTACGCCAACCTGATCTCCAACGTGCATGGCCTTGCCGACCCGCACATGCTCCATAAATTCGTTAACGGCTTTTACCAGTGTGCCAGCTTCGATAACGTCACCCTGACGATCAATAACTGCCTCACCCTTTTCTGTAACTACAGAAGCCCATCCGTAGACCATACGCTGTTCGTCGTCAGTCTTGAGGATTTTACCTTCAATATTCTTTGTCATTTCACCCACCGATGTGTTGGATTCCCACATACGACATGACCAGTAGCCAGCCGTTGTTTTATCTTTCTTGGTATCGCAAGAATGGCGGGAGCGGAAATTGGCACGAGCTTTAGGATCATCACGACGAATTTCCATGTTAGGGTCTCCGAAAGCTACCCGTTTAACCTTACCACCGTCCTGTACGAATACTTCAAACTTCTTGTTGCCACCCTTGATACGCCGAGGCTTGTTTAGGGTAACAGTTTCGCCCTGATACTCAGCTTTAGCAAAGTCTACCTTTAGTATCTCAGCTACAACAGCCCTGAGAGCCTCTATGCGGCTCACTGATGGCTCTTCTGCCTCTTCGGTAGGCTTACCCCCTTCGTAGAACGAAAGGTACGCCTCGTGGCTTTCACCGGGCATATAAACAGCCTGTCCATCGTAGTCAGAAACGTGAGTGGCTCCACCCATGCCCAAGTCCATAGAACGAGAGATAGCTTCTGGCTCAGTAGTGAAGATGTCGTTAGCGTATTGTGCTTTACGAAGGGTAGATAGCTTGTGTCCTACCATTGTTCCTGTAGGCTTACCTTCGTCATCAATGATCTCGATACGAGCGGCAGGTTCTTCCTTTGTACCCGTTACCTTAACTGGAATACCAGAAACCTTACCGTCACGGACGACTTCACGGACGATACCACGGGCAGTTCCGCCAGAGCTATTCCAAGAGACTTTAGAACCAACTTTCATTAACCTGTAACCTTTGCTAGATAGCCTTTAAATATACCAAATACGACTGCATTGTTATCCGATGTCTCACATCTCACACGAACATCTGAGTTATTTGGTACGATAATTGCGGGATCAAGACTTATATCAGAGTTTCCACCTGATGAAGATGCAGTAAAGCAAGCCCTCTGCAAGAATACCCCGTCAGGCTCTTTTATCTCGATGTAGAAGTCCACTGCGGCAGACTGTTTGGCACTAACGGCACCGTAGAAACCTGTCATCACATAATAGTCTTCTTTGCTGAAGGATGTTGCAGCTTTGAAAGACTGCTGAAAGCCAAGAGGAATGTCGATATGAATTTTAGTTGTGTCTGTTGGGATTCCTCCGCTTATCGTTGTATCTTCGTAAACAACTACTCGACCAACAAGATCAGTTCCACCGTTGTTAGATATTCTTGATACCCTTGCGAGACCTGTAGTTAGTGCAACGGAAGTCTGACCACTAAGGGTCACAGTCTGAACCACGAAGGTTAAATCGTTACCTGAGATCGTGTGACCCTCAACTCTAATCTCTTGTGTATCAGAGGTAGACGAAGAGGAGATGTGAGTTATGCCATCATCTGATATGTAGACTTCATTACCGCCAACTGTCCAAACGGTCTCTAACGTGTCTGTACTTAACGCAGCAGACTTGCCAAACTTTAGGAGAGACTTAGCTTTCTTGTCGATAGATACTACATCACCGTAGGTAGCTTGTATCTCACGCTCAGATTGAACAAGGCGACCATCTGGTACTTCGTATGTACGTCTCTGCCATCCTCCAAACATCTGATCTATTTCCTGTTCAAGTATTAAGTTAGGGTCTCTTGCGTCTTCTACGTCAGGTCTGCCAGTAAGGATATTCTTAGCCGACAGTGCATTATTCTGAGTTATTGCTGTCGGGTTAACCTCTGGTACACCAGTCAGAATAGGAACTGCGGTGTTTGTCTCATTTTCCGTGAGTGTAGCACTAGCAATAACAGGAGAAGCTGTGATAAAGCTAACTGCACTTAGGTCATATAACTGGCTTAGGCTTGTGCTTGATACAATAGCCGCCCCAGTGACAATTAGATCAGAGGTTAGGTCGTGGTCTTGGGCGATGGTAGCCGCCTGTATGACGACAGTACCTGTAGTTATGTTGGTGCAGCTTAGGCTGTGTGCCTGAGTTAAGACTGAACTACCTACCGTAGGAATACCAGACGTTACATCTGTAGCTGTAATCGCATGGACTTGAGATACTGGGGCAGTAGAAACTACGGGTTGTCCAAATACAATACTTGTCGCACCTATTACATGGACTTGAGATATTGCGGAGGTCTGAACAACTGGGGAGCCAGTAGAAAAACTGTTAGCTCCAATAAAGTTATCGTTTATGATAGGTTCACTGGCTTGCGTGAGAATTAAGCCACTGTCTTCCTGTAAAATCCTGCTGGTCATATTAAATAACCTTATTATGCAGGATCAGGGATACCGATAGTAAACGATCCTAATGAAAAGGTATTGCCAGAGGCAACTACTTGACTTGCCGTGAGAGAACCTGTGGCTAGAAGACGAGAGTTAACCGTGTCAACTATTGCATAGTGAGTGGCTGTACCGTTACCTGTAACTGAAGCATCAGCTATGGAAGCTACAACTACCTCACGACCACCACCAGACCTATCTGAGGGGGCAGCAATGGAAATAGAAGATGAGTTACCTAAAGTAGATGTAGAGGTAGCATCAGTATAGCTTGTAGCTTCCTGAGAGGTAATGTCCAAGCGATTAGCTTCAGTGTCTAATACTGAAAGTCCATTATCGAATACTCTGTTGTTTAAAGTTGCCATTATACTTCTTCCTCATCTGTGGTAGAACGACCAACTTCAGGGTCATACTCCAAGTCAGCTATGTCCATAAGGTCTTTAACAACCTCTGGGTGAGAGGACACATCAATGTTAGCGCCATTGAGGTTACGCAAGAACGCAGCAACTTCGCGCAAGTCATGTGGAGCAACATCGCCAGCTTCGATAGTTGGCATCAGATCATAATTCAGACCGTTCAACTGCCAAAGACGCTCGACCAACTGTTTGTTGAGAACATCAACGATTGCTTGGATGTAACTCTCAAGCGCACGGAGGAACAGGTCTGTCTTCGACTTGGAGAGGGCATAAGAACCCCCAGAGGAACCAAGAAGAAGAAACTCAGAAAGTACAGAACGAGCAATGTCATGCTGGTAACGACTAACGATTGGATTGATGTCAATGTTGCGTTTACCATTGGATGCCATAAGCTCAATGTCAACTAATCTAGTAGAGGAAGGCGCTCCGTCTTTATCGGGGTAGGTATCGGATGGCAGTATAATGTAACCTTGCTCGTTGAACTTAACGTCTCGTAGGATTTGCTGCAAGTTGTTGACGAAGCCTGATTGTGCCACAGAAGCATCGCCAGAAAGATATTCAGCAGGAATACGGGCAACAGGAATACCAGCAAGCTCACGCTCCACTGCAATAGCTTCAATTGACTGTAGATTATTAAGATACTCGTAAGAAGTATAAGCGTTACGAAGGATAGAACGGCCACTTGGATCACCATTTATTGAGGTAGTGCGGTAATACAAGGACTTATTAAGTGGGATATAGTTCTTACTTGCCATAAGTCCGACTGATTGCTCAATACCTAGAACATCACCAGTCTTTTGATCTACGTCAAACTTATTTATAGTCCAAGGCGCACGGGCAGCAATCTTGCGTACACCAATACGTCCGTCTGTATATTTAGAGTGTTTCTTGTCAGAACGCTCGTTAGGGCCAACACGTCTCTTATAGATAACCTCGAACCAACCAAAGCCATACGACAGAAACGACAAGGCTTCAGCAATGTGGTCATCTAGTGTATGATCCATGTCATCAAGAACGCTCTTAACGAAGTCAGCTTCCGCTTTAGCTGCATCACTTTCGTCAACTGGGTTAACGTGCAAGTCAACATCACGGAGGATTTGCTCAACAGAATACATAACAGCACCAACGGTACTATCATTGTCACGCATCTCACGATACTTGCGAATGGCTTTCTTGCCACGCAGTTCAGGGAGAAACTCATCAGCACGGATTTGACCGTTGTGTGTGTTATCACCAGCTATACCAAGAGTAGATTTAGCTTTGGATTCTGAGAGCTTCTTAACCATGAGATAGGTTCCATTATTATTTCTGTGAAAGTCCCTTAGCACTTGAGTAAGCGAGGGTCAGTTTGGGTTTCGCATATCCGTTAAGTGAGAGGTCTGTAATTGCCCATACACAGGCATCAAGTCTATCTGGGGAGCCAATCGACCCTAGTGGTTCCCATGTTCTCATTTGCGTTTCTAATTCGTTTAACGAAGCACCATCAGGGGGATTAGCTACATGCTTTACCAACCCACGTTCATATAGTGCTGATACAGGTTCAGCCCTAGCGAACTTACCACGAGAAGCTCTAACAGCTTTGTATGGCACACTAGGGTCTTCTCCGTGAATAGTCTGTTTGACCATATCACCACCTTGGTTAACTTCCGCTACAATACGGTCAGCTTCATATTGGTGATACAGTTGAATAGCTTTAGATGCCCAACCCTGTGGTGATAACCTATCGGTATAATCTCCGAGGACATAGGCAATACCGTTAATGTCAATACCTGCGACAATAATACCCGTCATGTCACTCTCAGCGTTAGAGGTAACAGCGGGGTCAAGTGCAACGACAATACGGGAAAGGTCTGGGACTGCCTCATGCTTAACTGAACAGTCATCTAGCATAACTGTAGTCCACAAGGCTCCTTGAGCTTCTTCTAGGACTTCAGCATAAAGCTCTTGTCTACCTAGCCTAGTCCCTTCGTACTGCTCTTTAACAGCAGCGAGGTATGTTGTAGCTAGGTTGGCTGAGTTATCAAAGGTACTACCAGAGGTAACTACAGTCTTAGGGTCTTTGAGTATCTGACGAATAAGTTTAGTTGGCTTAGGGGTAGTCGTAACCATAATCCTTGGGTGTCTACCCAGACGCATACAAAACTGTAGCATCTGCCAAGTGTCCATGTCCTTGTTCCAAGCAGCGGTCTCATCACACCATGCTAACTCAAACTGTGGGCCACGGAGACGCTCAGGTTCCTCAGCGGAGAAGAATTGTACTTGCGCTCCATTCTCCCATGTAAGTGTACGCTTAGTTGGAGACCACTCAGGGAACCCCATATTCTTACCCTTGTAGGTTCTATCGTTCTTCCAGCATACCGATAGGAAACCAGATTCACCCTTGACCATAACTCGTTCGATATCTGAGTTAGTAGAAGCTACAGCAGCTATACGCTTGACACCACGTTTAACATTCTCTCGTACCCACTCTACACCAGAACGAGTCTTACCAAATCCACGACCTGCATTAATAAACCAAACATTCCAATCGGGATCATTAGGCTCAAGCTGATTATCCCTCGCCCAAAACATCCAGTCATGCTTAAGTTCCTCAGTCTTGAGTGGCCCTAGTTGATCGAAGATGTCCTTAACTTTACTCTGAGGTAATCCCCTAAGAGCATCGGCAGTTATCCTTCTCGCAGGTACAGGTTGTTTCTTCTTCGGGGGCATCTGTGTTGTATCCAAGTAACGACATAAGTGTAGCAGTAGCACTTTCGTCTAGTTCAGGGTCAGTCTCTTGCTCAACTTCAATGTTAGTCTGTGTTGGACTCCAGCCACCCTTAGATCGTAGGAACAACTCTTGTGATTTGAAGTCACCATCTAAGGCTTGGTCTATAACCCTCTTACCGACAGCACCATTGATCTTTGCTCGTTCCATCTCAATGAACGACCCATAGATTTTGTACATAGTAGATAAAGACTTTGGGGCATCCTGTAGGTGTTGCATTGAGGCAATCATCTGACGAATACCTATGCCACCTTGGATACATTCCAAGATGTGCTTCTCTACTAATTTACTGTAGGGTAGTGCTGCGATCATAACGATAGTCTCCGCCCCTACGGGCTAATAACGACAAGATTAGGGTAACTTAAGTGGGTAGTCGATACCACTACCTACGGTCAATCGGCAAGAACTTTGTAACTTAAGTTATACTATGATTTCATACTTCTTGGTTTAACTTGTAGGAGTGGTTCTTGAGGGGAGTAACTATAGTTATGACTTACGTTATATAGCTTAGTAGTATAAATCGTAGTGGTAATAATTTACGTTAAAACTTAAGTTACTCTCTCTCTCATATTACTATAGGGATATATTTTTGATTTTGTAACACACTTTTTTTACTTTTTGTCAACTATTTTACAATCGGTTGTTTTACAACGAAAGTATTTTCTAGTTTTTGTCGTGTTTTCGTGAGTAATATTACCGTTTTGTAACAATTCGTGATAACGTAAGCGGATTTTCGCCGATATATACCTTCGTGGGTACTTCAGATATGACGCCCGTTTGAACGTGGTGGGCAGGGCAAAAGTAATTTTTGGTTTTGGATTCATGTGTGGTTAACGCCCCACCAAGCATGATTCGCTCGTAATGTCAAGGGTCCCAAGCGAAAATGTTACTAATGTTACAAAAACGTGCAAAACTGTAACAAAACGTGAGTTGACACAAGAAAAAACTTGACAGAGGATAGGCGATTCGCCCACTTCCCCCATGTGATTCGCCAGTCTGAAACTGCGCCCCATTAACTGAACGCCCGTTCAATTCCATGGGTTAAACGATTGACACAACGACAAAAACCCCGCCTAAGCGGAGTCAATGTCATAGCGTGGGAGTCACTATGGAATCTAGTCGGGGTCATCGCCAGTTAGACAAGAGTAAGTGTTAGCATCAAAGCGCCACATAACAGGAATAAAATCTAGGTGCGGCTTGTCGATGGTCAACTCTGCTGCGTGGTCGAGGCAAGCATACTGACAAGGATAGGCGTGGAAACAATGCCACTTGTCAGAGTCCTTGCGGAACACAAGAGTCCTGTATTCAATCTCTAGTCGTCTCATTATACAATCCCCCACTGTTTACGCCACACGGTCCACGTTATAGCCTGCAACTCGTATGGCTTTAGATTGCGGCGCTTGCCATTGTCCACGATAGAGCATCGCTTAGAGGCCGCCACATAGGCTTGCACAAGCTCTTTATATTCACGCTTGCCAATGTTGGTCCTATCATCTGTCAAGCCTATGCGCTCATTATATGCGATATTTCTGGCGTGACCGTCGATGCAGCAAGAGTCTAGGTCCATGATGCACTCAAAGAAGGCAATGATTTTCTGTCCATTCAACATGAGCATGATGGATTCGTTGTCTTCTGGCATAGCCTCAAGGATACCCCAAGCTTTTTGTTTCATCGCGTTATAGGTGGACACCTTTACCGACTCAATGGTGTCACCATTCATGAAAGCGCCTATGAGGTCAGTGGCGTTAATAATGTTGCGAGTCCATTTGTTGTTAGGCGATAGGGCGGCAACGACACCAACGACGATATTAAGAGGCATACAATGCGACTCGGCAATGTCTAGGCAATTCTGCTGCGCTATAGCATACCATGAGACTCCGGCCTTGATGTCGTCTGATGTTGCCTTGCGGCGCGTGGCAATGATGTTTTTGATTAGAGTTTCCATTACTGTTTACCCCCAAAGTCTACCCAATAAGACACAAGGCCGGGTATCTCAAACAAGAGTCCGTCAAAATACAGAGTCGAGAAATAGCCAAGGCAAAAACACAAAAAACCGAAGTATAAAATGCCAGTTAACTTGGCAAGAACAAAGGCGAGTCTTTCGGTTATTGTCGCGGCCTTGTTAACGGCCTTGCGTTTGCGATGGTAGACTCGCGCCATTGCTGAGTCGTCGAGGCTTTTTATGATTGTCTGTTCGTTTGTCATTTTGTCGTCCCTTATATCAGTGTTTAACGATTGAGAAATCAATCACTGTAATGTGCTTATCCGTTTTAGATACCTTGCGCAAGCCCTTGATGAAGGAATTGACGGAATCCTCACACTCAAAGAGTTTAGGCTCTGGATTCTTGCTATCGGTAAAAGAAGCAATTGAACCTTTCGCCCAAGAGAATCGACCACGGACGAGTCGAGTTTCATACTCAAACCCCAAAGATTCTTTGTGTGCTCTTGTGATGTTAGCTTGTATTGCGAATGCCATTTTGTCGTTCCCTTGTGTCAGTGTTAACTTGTGCAATCTTTATAGGGTGATTCGAGGGGTCAAGTCAACCCCTCGTTTCAATATTACTTCACTCGATTGTCCAGCGCTCAATATAGGCATGGTCGCCATTTGTAAACCAGATCCACTGGGAGTCTTTCTCTTTCTTAATCTGGTCAATCACCAGGTCGTAACATTGATCGACGACCCAACTTGTAGCAGCATATTCAGCCTTAAGCATTGTTGAATATACCCCTATGATTCCATCATCCGCGAATTTCACTGTGTAAGCGTATGCCATTTGCTATCCTTTCAAGATCAGCGTTTCGATACACTATAAATAACCCATTCCAAAACGATTCGCAATACCCCCAGCCATGCTAAAATTGCATATCGGGTATGTACAAATAGCATAACAGGGGGGTTGACTCGCACAGAGCACAGGGAATCACTTTTTTGGGTCGTAGTACCAGAGAGTCAAAACGTGCTTAAAACGGGCTTATATTGAGTTTCAGGCACTATTGACTCCATTACCGAATCGCTGTATAAAATGGGGGATGCCTATTGAAAGAGCTATGCACTAGGCGCATGGTAGCTATGCAAAACATTTTGCTTGTAATGTATAGCGAATCATCCCATAAAGGAGTCACTGAAACGCTGATAAAAAGGACGGCAAAAATGGAATATGAATACTTCTTTGAATCCGAATATGGAATGGAAACTGGTTTTGTTGAGGCAATCAATCGCCGCGAGTTACTCGCAAAAATGAAAGCTCAATTTCCAGACGACATAGGGTCAGATGGTTTTGCCGTTGATCCAGATGGAAACGACTTCCCCCTTAACTGGTAAAAATTCCATAGCGTCACATGGGGGAATTGACGCCCCCCAAAATATACCAACTAGGGCCAGATTTTCAAAATCGCGGTCGCAAAACACGGAAGAGACGGCAGGTGCGAATCAGTTGCATTTTTGTCGCACATTATTTTTCCGCGAGAGTCAAATCACAAATTGTTACAGGTTGGGTATACCATTGCATGCCATTGTATACCGTGACCCCCCACCGATGGAAAATGACCGTGACCCCCCTCCAGTGGAAAATGACCCCTCCAGTGGAAAATGAGAGTCACCCCACCAGTGGAAATAATTCTGTTGACCCCACCGAGGGAATTATGTAAGGTGATTCTAAATTGAAGTTTAACCTATGGAGGTTCACCATGAGCTACATAAACAAAATAGAAAAGTCACTGGGCAAACGCCGCATGGCTAAGATCGTTAAGGTAGATGCTTATGGTATGCCCTTGATGGTAGACATCGTAATGAAAGAGGGTTGGTTCTACGATGACTCAGAGACACTGGTGGTAGCTGAGTGGGAGGGTGATCCAGAGAGGGAGACTTGGGTAGAGTTTATCAAGTATATAAAGATGCGTGTAGATAGCATGGAGTATAAACCAGAGCTAGAAGAGAGCTACCAAAAGCTACCTCCAAAGAATAATGATGACCAGTGGTTGACAGAAATGCTGTCTGGGCTTACAGATACCCCTACAGTGGAAATTAAGTGCAATAAACCAAATTGTGACTATTGTGGATAAGGAGAAGAAAAATGGAAAATATCTTAGCAGAGCTTAAGGCTATCATGCAAGACGCACACGAAGCGTCAGCCCGTGCAGGGGAATATAAGATGGACATTGATCGTGGGATCAACGTAAACCATACACCAGAGTATGACACCTCTGTCACTAAGCAAGACAAGATCAACAGCCTGTTTGAATATCTGACAGATGCTAAGTTTGACATGGATCGTGTGCAAGAGAGCCTCAGAGACATTCACAATAAACTTGACGATCTTCTTGAGTTAGTAGAGTATGAGAATATAGCAAAGGAGATTCGCTGATGGCAAAAGTAAACGGACTGTTCCAAGATGCAGAAGAAGCTAAGTTTGATCGTTACACACACATCATGGTCGATGCTGATGTTGAGATGCAGTATCGCTGTGGTGAGATAGCCTCGTTCAGGATTGAGAGTATTCCATGTTTGTGGTCGTGGGATGAAACCTCTAGAGAGGCCGCAGAGTATTGGGCCGTATGGGATTACGTTGGAGCTAACTTTACATTCGACTGGATGTCGATTAAATCGTGGTCAGGGTCACCACTTAAGGTTGACACACCTGAGCGAATCAATTAGAACCGCAAGTGAAAATAAGGAGAAGACAAATGGACAGACAAATCAAAACAGAACTGACCCGTGAAGAACTAGAGAAGCTCTTGCACCTTTACAATAGGATTGATGACGCTGTAGAAGAGATCAGAGATAGCTTTGACGTGCGTATATCCCATCTTAGGGCACTAGAAACTGCAACAGATACCATTAGGGATATGTTTAACTTCCGTCCACCTGTAAATGAGGTTGGTGATCCTAACCACTACGAAGGAAGGGTACTGCCTGATGATGCAAACGCTTGGTACTGGGACGAGGATGAGTAACATGACACAATTCGCAATATCAACAGAAGTAAATGGCATATTGATGCAACTAAAGTTACCCTTGATGTCCAAGGCACAAGCTGATAAACATGCAAGTACACTAAGATCACTAACTGATTCGCCCATATATGTAATCAACACTAAATCGGAGTAATAACATGACACTAGATACACGCATGGTAAGCATGGTACTGGCAGAGAACGCTAACGAGTTCATAACCGTTAAGTTCCTCACTAAAGACGACGAAGAGCGTACATACAATGGTCGCTTGAACGTCAAGAAATACCTTGTGGGTGGTGAGCGTGGTCGTAAGGCTGCTGACGTACTCAAGAAGCATAACCTGATCCCCATGTTCGTGGGTAAGGATGGTGAGAAGCCCAAGTACAAGAGCTTTAGCCTTGACCGTGTGCTGGCTCTCAAGGCTGGTGGTCGTCACATCTTTGGTATGGGTAATGAGATCGCATGACTCCCCTCATGTGTCTTGCAGCAGCGGTCTTCTTTGAGAGCCGTAGTGAACCTCTGGAAGGACAGAGGGCCGTTGCTGAGGTCGTAATGACTAGGGTAGAATCACCCCGTTGGCCCGACGAAATCTGTGCCGTTGTCTTCCAGCGTAAGCAGTTCTCGTTCACCCACGATGGAAAATCTGATGAATATCGTAAGTACAACAGCAACGTCTTCGACAGACAAGCCATTGATATAGCTGAGACTATAGCTAAATCTATACTAAAAGGTGACCGCATAGGCTTGACTTCTACCCACTATCATACTACTTCAGTATCACCATATTGGGCCAAAAGTTACCACCGAGATGGTCGCATTGGCACACACGTTTTTTACACAGCACCCGAAGGGAAATGAGAATGTTTAACATGACACTTGAGCAACACTTGGAAGAGATGGGTATCCGTCCCAAGTCAATCATCCGTGAGCTAGAGGAACTACTTGATCCACGGCTAGAGTATCTGGCAAAGGGTTACTTTAATGACCCCCGCAATGGAAATGGAGAGGTGCCGTTCTGATGAATGTTATATGGATACTAATATGGTTTGTCGTTGTCCCTGAGCAAGGCGTAAGGTATTACCACTTGGGGAAGTATGATAATGAAACCTTATGCAAGGCTGCGTTAAAGGATGCTTCGGTTATGGTCAATCACAAGCAAGAAGCAATCGAATGTATAGGGGTAAGTGTTGATGATTAAAGCTGAGTATATACACCACTGTGGCGGTGACATAACGGTTGCCAATAGCGCAAGGGTGAGTTTTGATAATGAGAGCGAATTGGAGTATGATGCTTGGGGGCCACCTAAGCTCAAAGAGAAGGATGCAAAGCTGATCCGTTACCTTGCAAGGGAGAGACACATCAGCCCATTCGGACATTGCTTTGCTACCTTTAGGGTTAAGGCTCCGATCTTTGTAGCACGGCAACTTGTAAAGCATAAGTTCCTGCGATGGAATGAGGTCAGCCGTAGGTATGTGGACAGTGAACCTGAGTTCTACGAACCAAAGCAATGGCGTGGGCGTAGTTTTGATAAGAAGCAAGGGTCTGAGGGTGTCGTAAACATAACACTTGACCAAGAGTTACAATGGAACAGGCAGTTGTCAACTTACAAGACCTTGCTGTTTGAGGGTGTAGCACCTGAGCAAGCCCGTATTGTACTGCCCCAATCTACTATGACAGAATGGTACTGGTCAGGTAGCTTAGACGCCTTTGCTGATATGGCTAACCTGAGATGTAAGGAAGACACGCAAGCAGAAACACAAGAAGTAGCATGGGCTATAAGTCTTAAGATGGAAGACCTGTTCCCTGTATCATGGGTGGCATTGAGAGATGAGTGAGTATGTAAATGAACCCGTCAAGATAACTGACATAACTGAGCATGAGGATGGTAGTGCCACGTTGCAAGTAGAGTGTGACCCTAAGACCTTTGCTGCCATCTTTAACGTAGGCTTTGTGTCGCTAGTTAAGGCTGGCCTGTACTGGGAGACAGACAATGACGGACAATGAGTGGCCCTTAGAGGCAGACTTTAGTGACATCAGACCCATGACACCAAAGGAACGTAAGGCATCTAGGGATCGTGATAAGGTTAACAAGTGGCGCAAGTGTGTCATTTGTGGTAATGCAAGTAGAGGCACATGGTGTAGCCTCTGTCTGGAGGAAGAATGATTAACAGTGAGTGGCGTAAGCTGATAGCAGAGCATGAAGATTTTAAGGATAACGTAATGGCAGAACATACAGCAGACATCGTGAATGAACCTAAGCACTACGCACGATGGAAAATAGAACCTATCACATATATCATGCAGAATGGCTTTGAGTTCTGGCGTGGGAATATCATTAAATATGCCAGTCGTGCAGGATACAAGCCCTACGAGGGTATGGACGAGGTGCAGAGCGAGATCACAGACCTTGAGAAGGTCATACGCTATGCACAGATGCGTATCAATCAACTGGAGGGTAAAGACAAGCTATGACTAAAGAAGAGATGAGGAAGCTCATTAGGGCGTTAGAGAAGTCTGAAGATGTCACAGTCGAGGAAGCTGTCTATTTGATCCGAAAGAGACAGAGAGAGCTAGAAAACTTGGAGGTAGAGTATGAGCTTAACTGGGCTTGAGATCGTCGGTATGTGCGAGAAGTTAGCCAACAGATTTAACGCACCTTCACATCGTGATGACATGGTGCAAGAGGGTGTACTAAAGTGCTACGAGATACTTGCTGATGAGGGAGAGGAGGTACACCCAGCGCACCTTTACAGGGAAGCTAAGAGGCGTATGCACGACTATCTTAACATTTATGTGCTACCTGTTACAGTACCAGCGCACAATATCACACGAAGGCTTACACGAGACATAGAGGATGATGAGATTGGGGATATGTCTGAGTCTGGACACAAGTGGCTCAAGGTTGTTTTGTCGTCTACCTCTGGTCAGTACAATGAGGAGTACGGTGGCTCAGGTAGGGATCATGTCGAGCGATATGAGACTAAAGAGTTCGCCAAGCATGTCCTAAAGACCGCCCGTGAGAAATTAACGACAGAAGAATTGGAGGTTATTGATATGAGATTCTTTAGTGATATGACACAAGATGATGTATCGACTGTCGTTGGTAAAAGCAAGATGTGGGTCTCAAGACACGAAACGTCTGCTATGAAGAAGTTAAGAAAGTCAGTTCTGTAACAATTCGTGATGTTACAAATCTAAAGATATATCCCTATAGGTAAGTGTAGGGTTTACATAAGTTATGACTTTAGATATTACTTCTAGTGTATATAACATAAGAAAGGGACGTAAGTATGGACGATGATGAATACTACAACCAGCTTACTACGCAAGCAAAGGTTCGTAGTCTTAATGATGTCGCTAGTGACGTGCGTAAGCATTTGTCTGGTGCTGTCGAGAATATCATAAAGGCAGGTCAGGCATTACAAGATGGTCGTGATATGCACCTCAGTGATAACGACTTCCACGATTGGTGTATGCAGGAGTTTCCTGATCTTAAGAGACACACACGTCACAATATTATGCTGGTCGGGAAAAGATTCGGCGGTGTAGAATTTATTCAACACCAGTTACCAATCACAGTTCTATACGAACTAGCAGCACCATCTGTACCTGACGAACTTGTCGAAGATATTATGTCGTCAGATAAACCTATGAAGGTTAAAGAAGTACAGCAAGCTAAGGCAGGGTACAAAGAAGTACAAGAGAACCCTGACTACGGTGACATACTTGAAGACGTTAAAGAGAAACGAAAGACCCCTGTAGAGGCCGCTAAAGAGGCTTGGGATCGTTCAGAAGAGAAACGAAAGGAGATAGAGAGTAGACCTAATGTGTTTGACTTAAATGCTCATATCAAAAGTACAGAGCATTGCACCGTAGATGTATCAGCAACTAACCTTGTTGTCGCTATGGAACAGTTAATCAGTAAGTTTGATAGGCGTGACGTTATGATGTACCTGTACTCAGCTATACATGATGATGTCGTAGATATCAAAATACCAGCACTACATGAGATGTCCGACATATTGATGGAACTATGCGAACAGTTGCCACTCGAAGGCAGAAACAAACATAACATAAACTAGGAGACCCGACCATGAGCTATTACCAACAGACACTCGACTTATTTGAACTAAATGACCGTAAGCCAATGGGAGTTAACTTACTTATTCGTCAGGGAGCAAGGAACATTCGTGCGGCAGATGCTAACGTGGTCAGAGCGCACGTTTGGAAGACCCAACTTGATGACATGGAAGCACTGCTTAACACTACGTTTCATTCTTATAAACTTGATCGTCAGATGCCTATGCGCTGGCTTCTTGATAATGATGCTGACACTTTCTTTGATCAGAGGGATGTGGAGATAGAAAAGGGTCAAGGTCGTACAAAGATGAACCACTTATATAAAGAGGTAGGCTACAAATACCTCATTAATCGCAAGTAACCCAAGGAGAATAACCGATGGAAAAAGACTTAGAGAAATACTGCATGAAGATGATGAGCATATACGGAGGCACTTATGTCATCGACCATGAACTAAAGGTAGTAGCTATCTACAAGGGAGACCTTCAAGATTTAGATGTCTTATCTTTTGATGAAGTCCTAGAAGAACTACGAGAAGCAGCGTAAACCCAAGGAGAGCCACATGGCTGAACATGCACACCAACCCTGTCCATTTACATCGTGTGGCTCTTCTGACGCCTTTAGTTGGAACACTGATGGCTTCGGTAAATGCCACGCCTGTAGCAATGGATACCCCTCGAAACGAGAGACATTCGATTGGGCGCAAGACAGATACCCCGTCAGTGGAAATAAGGATTATGATATGAATGTAACAAACTTTACCCCCAAGCGTATAGAAGACGTTAGTGGGGGTAAGTATGCCAACATGCGTGGCATCAACAGTAAAACAATGGAGGACTACGGTGTTCTAACATACGATGATCGTCAGGAGTATGTGTACCCCAGCGGGGGAATTAAGGTTCGTAAGCTAGACGAGAAGGGGTTCTACGCTAAGGCTGGGTTCAAGGGTGATGAACTCTTCGGTATGAACTTCTTTACCGCAGGTAGCTCCAAGATGGTTACGATCACTGAGGGTGAACTAGACGCTCTCTCAGTAGCACAAATACTCAAGAGTGGGTACACTAATCCTGTCGTGTCGTTACCCTCTGCTACGCCCTCTAAGAAGCTATGGGAGAACTGTGCGGATTGGCTAGGTAGTTTCGAGAAGATCATCCTGTCGGTTGACAACGATGACGCTGGTAATGCTCTCGCTGACCGTATAGCAAAACTGTTTCCCAACAAAGTCTATCGTGTTGACCATCGACCATACAAAGATGCTAACGAGTTCCTACAGGCTGGCAAGGCAGCAGACTTCAAGAGTGCATGGTGGAACGCCCGTAAATTCACACCTGAGAATGTGATGAACAGCACACAGGATTTCTTGTCGTTGTACAAGGATACACCTGAGCATCAGTATGTACCTACAGGCATCCAAGCACTAGACGATAAGATACTTGGTCTCATGCAAGGTCACTTCACGGTAGTCAAAGCACCCACAGGTATCGGCAAGACGGAGATCATGCGGTTCCTTGAGTACAATATGTTACAGCGTGAGGTTCCTATTGCTGCATGGCACTTGGAGGAAACAAAGCTACGATCCTTGTTAGGTCTTGTGTCTTACCAGTGTAATGACAATCTGACACGCAGGGACTTGATCGAAGAGAAGGGCGCAGAGGATCAGGTGATTAAAGCCATTGGTGATCTAACGAAGGATGAGAACTTTTATCAGTTCTACCTTAGTGATGGTCAAGGTGCAGAAGACCTGATCGACCAGATACGTTACTTCGCTGTAGCCTGTGGTGTTAAGTTTGTGTTCTTTGAGCCTATCCAAGATGTTCTTGTGGGTTCATCAGATGAGAGCAAAGAGCAAATGCTGGCTGACCTATCGGTACGACTATCGAAGCTGTCTGCTGAGTTAAACGTGGGTATCGTGACTATCGCCCACACTAACGATGATGGTCAGATGAAATACTGTCGTATGATCGGTCAACGTGCGTCAGTCATCATTGATCTTAAGCGTGACAAAGAATCTGACGATTTACAGGAGCGCAACACAACGTACTTGTCTATCGAAAAGAACCGACCTTGCTCAGAAGAAGGTAACGCAGGGATGATGCGGTTTAATACAGACACCTTCACATTAACAGAGGTACTATAAAATATGACAACAGTATATGACATTGAAACAGACGGTCTATTAGATGAGTTGACCAAGATTCATGTCTTGTCTTATTCAGATGATGGTAAGACGGTACATCATACGCATGACTACGATGAAATGCGTGAGTTCTTCACTACACGCAAGGCACTCGTAGGTCACAATCATGTGCGTTTTGATATACCAGCGGTGGAAAAGGTTCTAGGCATTGAGGTAAAAGCTCGTTTGATCGACACTCTAGCTTTATCTTGGTATCTACACCATGACCGTATGAAGCATGGGCTTGAGGGCTACGGAGAGGACTATGGAGTGCCTAAGCCTGTCATTAAGGACTGGGACAGTCTAACGCCA